TCTGGTTGGGATGGCCGCCGGGCATGATCAGCTCACGACACTGATTGCCTGGGTGATCACGGAACCACATGGTGGTACTGAATCCAGGCCAGATCACAGTGGGTATATCCATCTCAACCTCCGCGGGCATGATGTGAAACTGCATCATGTTGAGATTCCGTCGAGCAGCCACACCGTCAAAAAACTGCACTGTTTGTTGATAGTTCAATCGTGACAGTTCGGCACAGTTGGTCAGCACCAATTGTTGCTTGACCAAGGTGCGGAATTCTTCAGGTACCACACTAGATCCATATTGCACCCAGGTGGAATGAACAAATCGATTCCACGGAGGATCATTGGCGTAACTGCGGTGATTGGGGTTGTAAAAGCTGAGTCGGTCTGAGTCGGTGTGCCCTACCAGGATCAAACACGAGCCTGGGTCTGGGTCATGATCCAGCCACCATTGGAATGTCCAGATTGAACTCTGCATACTGCCGCCAGCGATGCCGAAGTTTTCCACAGGTACACCATAATGCTTGCCTAACAGTCCCAAGAAGTTGTGACTGTTGCGGTATGCATCATTCTGATGCCAGCATGAATGTGCATCTGGATATCGGCCACTGAGTTCCGGATCCAGCAATTCATCACCATACATCCAAGAATCACCAAATCCTACTATTTTTGTAAATGTCATCTAACTAATATGCTTACGATGGCTCCACGACTGATCCTGACTATGGCTACCTGTTGACTCTGCTGCGGATTTGCAACATATCCCGTGCCACCGTTTATAACATTTATGGCGCTGACCTGGCCACCGGTAACTTCTGCTTCGGCCACGGCTCCTGCACCCAGCCCAATGATGCTGACCCTGGGCGGTGCTAGATATCCGTATCCTGCTTGAGTCACTGTGATGCCAGTGATCACACCATTGGCTCCTGTGGCAGTGGCCGTGGCCAGCTGTACTTGTTGTGTGCCCGGCCATTGATCACTGACCAATCTCAACAACGGATGATATCCTGCCGCATTGATATAGTCAGTACCACTTTTGTTGTAGTAGCTTTGCACTTCTGTGACATCTACCCACAGGGATTCATAATTCTGAGCACCTTGGATTTTGACATTGCCAGTATAGTGATCCATCTCCATCTGGAATGTGGTAAAGCTGGTTCCATTTGTGGGCACATGGCTACTGAATCGTTGTGGATCATTGTAGACATTTCCATACAGTCCTGGAGGGTTTAGTGCCCAGTCCGGAGTATTGCTGTTCCATACTGGATCAATGGCCGAATCCGGACCATAGATGTCTGGAATAGTGACCAGTTGGCTGGGCACAAATGCTGGCTTGACTGAGTCAACAATGTCCACATCGCCGCGACCTTGTGCCTGAGCATCTACAAACACTGCTTCTACGAGATTGCCACTGGCACGTTCTATGGCATAGCTGGAAGGTTCAGGAGGAAACTCTGTGGTTTCTGCTGCTGTGAGTGTGACCTTGGCACGGCCAAAAGCAGCATTGATTATGACCATGTCTTTTTCAATCAACTGGGCTGTGCCTGCTAGATTGATCAGTTTGAATCGCAAGGCTGATCCTGTGATGTTCACAGGTTTTTGATCTTGATTGACAAATTCAAACAAAATCACGTTGTCAACACCCTTGTTGATGGTTAATTTTTTAGCATACACAGGATTCCACCTCCGGTCAAAAACGTCACCATCTGTGGTATCCAAAACCAACACACGTTGGATTTGTTGATAGATATAGATCTGGGTTGAATACATGTGGTGAGCTCCAATGATATTTAGCCCGAGACACAGGGGTATAAATATCCAAACTAATACAATATGGGCAGCGACTTATTCCAAAAACTTGCAGACAAGTATCCTTTCATAACCTTGTGTGTATACTCCAACAACGAATACGTAGGCATCGTGCAGAATCGCGATGACGTGATCACTACCATCTACGATTTTGGTATCATCCAAGATACTGAACAAAAACGTCGATACATCGAGCTGGCTAACACTTGGTGGTGGGAAAGCAATAGATCAATCCCTATCAACATCTTCTTGCGCGGTGAATGGGAAGAATTCCGACTGTGCTTACGCACGTTTGTGAACAAAGACCTAGAGATCCTACACGGCCCTGTGTGTAGTCTTAATGATATCGCCCGTAGAAAGGGCAAACGCAAATCAATTACCTTGGTCAGGCGAATTGAGTAAGTTCATATGCAAAGCCACTAATGCTGCATATCCCACAGCATGAGCTTTCTTAAACGAGTAGCCTCTGCTGAGATCACCATCCCACACTGATTCAAATACCTCGTTCCAGGGCCGATTCTGCAAATGCGATTTACCTGGGCGGATAACCGAGATAAACGCAGCCATCCTTGGAATGCTATCCGGCTGCATGCTTTTCAATAACTCAGTATAACTGCCTACGTGCGCCAACTGTTGGGCCCATTCTGGATCTGTCCACAATCTAGTCCATGGAGGATCCTGCGCTAACACCTGTTCATAGTGTGCCGGATCTCGCACTAGACTGTAAACACTCATGTTTAACAAGTCTATCTTGAAGTAGCCGCGAGACTCAGCTGTTTCATAATCCAATGCCGAGCATCCTGTGACCGGATCTCTTGGTATCTCTGTGACATAGATGCCTGAGTTGTGACGCCTTCCGTTGCTTTGCCGTGCAGCAGTATGCTGAATCAATGCCAGCACAGCATCTCTGTTGGGCACGTCAATGTCGATGTCTGCACTCATTGGAAGTAATCCCATCCCAAGACAGCGTTGATATATGCTTCTTCCATCATGGTCGGCGTTGAATCCAATGATTGATTGTTTCTAATAGATTTCACCAAGTGATCACATTTTTGTTTTGAATTTTGATACGGTTGTCTTGACAAGAACTCATTGTGTAACTGACTGATTTCGTTTTCACAATTATACACTATGCCTGCCCAGTCAGCAACTTTTTTGATTTCTTCTAGAAATTCAATTTTGTCGTAGAAACATCGGAATGGAAATACATACACATCTTCGTCTGTTCCATAAGAGACTTTGGTTTGTTGTTCAAGGAATCCTTGTTTGGTTGGGTATTCGAATCCGATTCGAAAAAATTCTCGTAGAACCGGTCGGGGACAATTGGGCTTGGCCTCGCTTAGTTCTAACAACACCAATCCGTGCTGTTGAGCACATTCTGTGCGTATGTGTTCGGGTAGTTGATCAAAATCATCCAGACTATTCACATCGGGCCAGCTGGGATCTTTTACTGCATCATAACTGCGACGAATCTGCCCAGTGAAAAATCCATCAACCAATTGATCTAATACCCATCTATAATGAATGTTGTTGAGCTTGTTGAACGTATTGACTTCGAGATCATCATTGTCATGCCCATAATCTCCTGCTCGCAACAGACTGACTTGAGTCAACGGCAACAGATCATCTGAGTCAATCTGTATGCTTATGATCCTATTAAATAATTTAGGACGATTTTCAGTCCGAAAGTAGGAATAATGCCCAGCGAAGAAAACTTGTGCTTGATCATAGGGCTTTTCATGAGAGGCTCCTAACGAATTAAAAGGCAATGTTTCCTGTTTGACCACCCCTGCGATTTTGTTACATACAAACTCTAGATAATTTCCATGAGCACCGCCTTGGTAATCGATGTGTATCATATCGTGATCAAGGCGGTTATCATACGCAGTTTTTCTTCAGCTTCACGCACTGCCGCCAACTGATCAGCCACAGCAGGATGCTGCTCGGCCAGTAGATTTGTCCGGAGTTCTTGTTGCCGCTTTTCCACTGCCCAACCTATGGCATCCTGGGCCTCTTGTGTTAGACTCACATTAACATCGCCCATTTGCATAGGTTGCCACATTTGTCCATCCCACACTTCGATGCGTTGATTTGTGGTATTAAACTGCATGTTACCCAGACCTTGTGCTCCGCTGTAATTGTTGGTATAGTTGCTTACACTGTTGTTGTAAGTAACTAGATATCGTCCATTACCAATCACACTTTTTATCATACTACTAACTCCAATATAGATTGTTCAAATTCTCTGAATCCACAAGCCATCACACGATTGAGATTTAAAAAATTAGATCTGTTCTTCAAACCTATCCGTTCCAATGCTGATTGATTTGCTGCCCAATCAAACTTGTCAAGATTATTGCACAGATCGACTATTTTGTCAATGCGTTTGATACAATCCAATTCGTCGTCATAACTTTCATCCCAAAGTTCACCGTATGTATGGAATCCCAACTGAGTTAGATACTTTAAAAAATACGGAGTAGCAACTATCACAAATGGCATTCCTGTGATCAGGCACTTGATGGTTTTTTCTGACAGTAAAAACCCATACTGATAATCAACATCTGTCTCTACCACAAGATTGAAATCAGCCCGATTATACATATCCATAGGCAGTGTTTGCCCTGTATTATGATGCTGTTTTGATATTGATGTATAAGGATCAAACTGGTCAGATGTAAATTTAACCACGTCTGATTGGTCCGACGGCATTCCATAATCAACACCACTATACTTGAAAATAAAATTTTTGTATTGGATCCTGTTGATGATCTGATTTCTTAGATGAGATCTCTCATTTCTCACACTACCATTGGTGGAAACAAATCTCATCGGCTTGGCAGTATAGAACTGGTATTCAGTTTCTATACAGAACCCAAAACTCTCTGGAGACAGATAATATTTGGCTGCCAGAAATAGAAAATAATAATACGTGATCCAGGTGTAACTTATTTTTAAATCAAGATCAATCTTATCACAGTGAGACTCGTTGGATAGTATGATGTAATGTTTGTTTGTTTTGTAACGATTGAAATATCTCCGTGAATGCTTGCCTTCTGTGATACAATCAATTATCACCACAGGATCGTTGCACTGATTTATATTTTCAATGTCTTTGTAATAAAAACAAGGTATGCCACTGTGGCTTTTTTGTATGTCAACCAGTTCTGAACTGTGGTTATAAACACTATCGTGGTCTTTCCAGGCGCGATATCGATCAAGAAATTGATTCAGCAAATCGTTACTGGATAGATAACTCAATAGGTCACTGATCCAATGGCTTGGTGATCCATTTGGATTTATCTGGACTGTTTTTACTACCATCCTGCTTGTGTTAAAATCTCTTTTGCATATTCCTGGTCGGCAGGATAATCCGCAAATTTCTTCTGCCATATGTCTGAATCAATGTAAGGCCATATCATTGACACTTGCTCTGCGTTGAGTTCTGCCAAGAACTTCTGGCCTGACTCCGAATTGTAGATCACCCAAGCACTGATCCTGCCTGTGGTCACAGCATAGCATGTGGCGTTGGCACTACCATATCTCAAACAATCATGCGAAGGAGAATTAGTTTTTTCACTCCAGTCAATGCTGTATTCAATGGCTCTAGCCAAGGCATCATTCACAGTTTCTTTCTGCACATGGGTCACAAGATACTCTGTGTATAAACGATCACTGCACCAGTTGTCAATCTTCTTGTTGCCTTTTAAAAGCCATTCAAGGAATCGTTCTGGTTGGATCACACGCACCTCCACACAATACCTGCCCCATTTCACAAACGCACGATAGTAAGGTGATGTCACAAAGTCATCCCACCCTTTGAGTTTTGCTGATCCTTGGGTGTATTCGTAGAACTTTAAGTAACCTTGCAGACCCAACTGCACACCACGCTCACTTTGCTCTTGCCAGCGTTTCTTTTGCTCACACACATGCACACTCAGCGTGGATTCCTTGCTGAATGATCTTGAACAATACCGGCATGCATAGGTGGTCATTGCACTATTTTATTCACTTGGATGTGGTTTGTCAAATACTGATTCAACCATTGGTGCTGACCAACATCCACGTGTCTAGAATTTCTGTCATGATGTTCATCTTCAGGTGGCCAGGTGGCACCTTGATCAAATTGCCAAGGTATGCTTTTCCACTTTAGCCCGTGAATGATCTCGCCACGTGATTTCAATGGAAAAAACTCGGGTTGATCCAACACATAATCTAATACAGAGTCAGCTGTGTTGAAAACTATGCAACCGTGCCCGCGACTGTGTAAACTGTCACACATGCTGAGCAATCTGTATTGCAAATCTTCTGCCCACTCGTCAACACTTGCTAGATTGATTCTTAACCAGATATCTCGATACAAATCAAGATCTTTTTTTGACACGCACGGATCAATGATCGCTCCTGGAGGATTGATCGATCCTTGTGTGGTAAAACTCAACCATTTTCCATCTAGTTCGGTGCGATCCAGATTTACTGGTAATTCATATCTTGACAAGAACGTAAGGCCAATCACATAAAGTGTGGGCTTAGTATTGACAAAGCTGTCTCTGAGAGTTGTGCGTATGATTCGATTGTTGCAGGATCCCGGGCCTGCTAGACTGTGATACAGTTGGATGCCAAGCTGTGCAGCAAGATCACCATGCCCATTTCCTTTAGCATAATGCTGCATGTAACTACAGCCATTGACTACCAGTCTAACGGGTGTCATTGCCATGGGCACGTTGTAGTTGTGCTATTTCTTTTTTGTCCGTGAGGGCAGCCATGAGATCAATCTCATCATCTTTGAAATGTGGATATAGCTCTCTCAGTTGTTTCTTTAAAGTGCTTGCGCCGGCTTCTTTCTTCTTGGGTGCGATCCAGTTGTGTCGCATTGCACCCATGCCCGGACTGACCGCTGTGGCCATGAGCCATTGCAGTTTGGGATGCCGGTGCATGGTAAAGAAGTGCTTGTTCAAGTAATGATTTGTGCTTTGCACATAGTATTCCTGGATCTCTTGAGCACCATCCACAGCTGATCCCCAACGCACCATAAGGAATGTTGAAAACTTCTTGCGTTCTTCTGGTGTGAGTTCATCATAGAAGTCACGGTTCTTTGCGTCCAGTTGACGCATTTCATTGCCAATGTTTAGTTTGTCGCTCATTTGATCTTGGTCAGCCGATACATCATTTTAACTTGATCCAGTAGGTCTTGTAAAGCCACATTGATTTCGGCGGCTGCAACTATATCTTGCCATTCTCTGAGGAATCGTTGTTCCGCGGCACTGATATAATCGTATTCTTCATCTTTATCTATGTCCCACACTTTTTCCCATTGGCTGGTTTTATAGCTATCTATGTCATACTCTTTTTGGAGCCACAGCTCTTTCCACGGGTCAATAGGTTCAAGTCTGATGGTCTTTTTCATTTTGTTTTGGTCAAGTGATACAGCATTATAGCTTGATCTAGTGCATCTTGTAAAGTGGGATTGGTGCGGGCTGCTCGGCGTATGTTGTCCCACAGTTTGGATTCCATCATGTCATCGCGCCGTTTTTTCATTCCTACCCGGATGTCTGAGTCGCGACGCTCTTCATGCGTTTCGTAATCATATCCCACTTCCGTTCGTGTGTTGGGATCGGCACCTGACTCACGCTGATAAACCGTGTTGCCATCACGCTCGTAAATCAGTGTGGCACCGGGCTTTAGTTTTCCCATTACCAGGCTCGATTGTAATCCACTATCTCGCAGTTGCGGCTGATGTCTTTGACAAAATACACACAGTCCGGTTGCTCTGCATCATTGATGGGCACACACAACATCTGCCCATTCTTTAGCTTGGGTGCATACCATGCTACTTCTTGATATACATCAATGATTTCTAGACTGGGGAAACTGGGACGGAAACTGCTTAGTGGATTGAATTGGAATACCTTGAACCCGCGATCATTTACACTGGTCAATGGTAGCATTTCTAGATCGCCCACATCCGGCTCACCAATTAGTATCT